ACACGCGTGCGAATGAAGCTCGGATCCGAAACAACAGAAAGCTGGTCGCCGGGATGAAAAACCGTCCCCGCGTCACGACACCCGCGCGTCGTGCAAAGAGCGCAAGCCCTAGCCGGAACACATCAAAGAGCACGCGAGCCAACGCCATCGCGTACATCAGAAAGCTATCCGCGCCAAAAAACTAGGCAAGTCGTCAACCGGAACACATAGCACACCCCTCGGGGTTCGCCAGCGAACAAGCGATCTTCTCCTCGTCGGTCGGCACGGCCGCGGTCAGCGGCGTAATCGTCACTTGCTGAGGCTTAGCCTTGGCGCGCGTCCGCAGATAGTACATACCGGTCTTCAGACCTTTCTTCCACGCATAGACGTGCATGGACGAAAGCTTTGCGACACTCGGATTCTCCATGAAGAGGTTCAGACTCTGTGACTGATCGATGTAGGCACCACGATCGGCACTCATGTCGATGATGCTCTTCTGCGGAATCTCCCATACGGTCCGGTAGATTGCCGCCAGGTCCATCGGAATGCCCGGTACGTTCCGGACCGATCCGCCGTCACGGATAATCTGATCCTTCACATCCTTGGTCCACATGCCAATCTTCTGCAAGTCCTTGACCAGGTGCTTGTTGATCACGACAAACTCACCGGCGAGCGTCCGACGCAGGTACAGGTTGGTCGTGTACGGCTCGAACGCCTCGTTGTTGCCGAGAATCTGAGCCGTCGAGGCGGTCGGCATCGGTGCCACGAGTAGGGAGTTACGAAGCCCGCTTTGCTTGATAGACTCCTTCACAAGATCCCATGCGTACCTATCGCCCTCACCACAATTCCACATATCAAACTGAAGAATACCCTGCGAGGCGGGCGAACCCGGAAACGTCTCATACGGCCCCTCTTGTACAGCCAGTAGAGACGATTCCATGAGCGCCGCGTAGTAGATCGTCTCGAAGATGTTCCGGTTGAGCCAGCGGGCCTTTGGCTCGTCAAAAGCGAGACCCAACATCATGAACACGTCAGCCAGACCCTGAACCCCGATCCCGATCGGACGGTGACGCATGTTCGACTTACGAGCCGCCTCGGTCGGGTAGTAGTTCTTGTCGATGACCCGGTTCAGGTTGCGAGTCACGACACGAGTCACTCGCCCCAACTCGTCAAAGTCGAACTCGTCGTCCTTCACAAACGCCGGAAGGCTGATCGATGCCAGGTTACACACGGCCGTCTCGTCGGGGCCGGACACCTCCATAATCTCGGTACAGAGGTTGGACGACTTGATCGTGCCGATGTTCTTCTGGTTCGACTTGGCGTTGACCGAGTCCTTGTAGCACATGTACGGCGTTCCCGTCTCGATCTGCGACTTGAGCACGGCGTCCCATACGGCGCGCGCCTTGACCACCTTCTTGAACCGGCCCTGGGCGACATACATTCGGTACAGCTCGTTAAACTCCTCACCGTAGACGTCCGGAAGTCCGGGACACTCGTGCGGACACATCAGGTGCCACTCCTGGTCCGCCTCCACCTTCTCCATGAACAGGTCCGGGATCCAGAGCGCGGTGAACAGGTCGCGACACCGCGCCTCTTCGTCACCCTGGTTCAGACGCAGCTCGAGAAACTGCATGACGTCGGCGTGCCACGGCTCGAGATAGATGGCGAAGGAGCCCTTACGTTTGCCACCACCCTGATTGACGTACCGAGCCGTGTTGTTGAAGACGCGAAGCATCGGCACGATACCGTCGGCGACGCCGTTCGTCCCCCGGATCGGTGTACCGGACGCCCGGATGTTCGAGGCGTGGATACCGATACCACCCGACCACTTGGAAATCTGAGCACACTCCTTGAGTGTGTCGTAGATGCCCTCGATCGAGTCATCCTTCATCGCCACCAGGAAACAGCTGGACATCTGGGGGCGGTTCGTACCGGCGTTGAACAGGGTTGGCGTCGCGTGCGTGAAAAACTTGCGCGACATGAGATCGTACGTCTCCTTGACGCGCGGAATGTCGTCACCGTGAATACCGATCGCGACGCGCATATACATGTACTGCGGCGTCTCGCCGGGGAACAGATAGCTTCGCTGCAGCGTCTTGAGGCCGAAATAGCCAAACTCGAAATCGCGTGTATGGTCTATCGAACCATCGAGCGCGAGCGCGACGCATTTCATGAAGTAGTCGCTGACGATACCCTTGGCGTGCAGGGCAAGCATCGAGTCCGAGAAGCACTTGGGTGACATTTTGTGCATGTTCGAGGCGACGATCCGGGTAGCCAGGACCTCATAGTCGGGGTGCTCAGTCTGCATGTGGACCGCCACCTCGGCCGAGAGGTCATCTATCTCGCTCGTCTTGATTCCGTCGTACATGTTGGTGAACACCTTCTGGGCCACCTTGTCGGGTTGAACATCCAGTCCATCACACAAGTTGGCGAGACGCTTCACCACCTTGTCAAATAGAACCGGTACAATGTCACCGTTACGCTTCTGAACCTTCATCTGCATTTACAGAGTCTCAAGTTTTTAAGAGGAGTCGGCCCTCGAGGTACGCACGAATGGTACTCGGTGGGTTACGCAGGAGATCATCATAGACGTCCCGAGGCGTCAAGCCCTGCATGGCCAAAAAGAGCATGTACGACACAAATACGAGAATCAGCGGAGCCACCTGCAAGGGATCACCGCGTGACAGCCATACGGGCAGGGCATGAAGCAACACCAAAAAGGCGGCCAGCTTGAATGCCGGCTTCGCCTTGTACACGAATACGAGCGTGCCGATGAAGTTTGCAATCAAAATCGAAAGGATCGAGAATGGCAGGAACGGTCTGAGGAGCCATAGAACAAAGCCCCAGTACGAAAACACGTTATACCACGGTTCCATTATTTTCAGCACCTAGAATAAATGAGCAACTACCAGGTGTTCCCTTCACCGCTCAGTAACGCCTTCTTTTCCGGGTTTAACAAGGAGTACCTTCAGGGCGCCATCGCCGCCGATGTTCGTGGCAAGACGGGTATGAGCATCGATCGTCAGAGCGACGGCGACTTGGCCGCTCTGATGCACCGTGTATACATGCATATGATGTCCAACCCGGACTCGGATGCCCAGGTGTCCCAGATGAACAACATCGTCGTCCGTGAAGGATCCAAGACTATCCGGATGGGCATTCTCCAGCAGCTGTCGTACTACGACTACATTTCCAAGCAGCCAGTCCCTCTCGCGATGCCGCTAAGCACGACAACTCGCGGAAATAAAATGGCCAGCAATGATAAATATGGCTTCTAAGGACGAGCAGAAGAAGGGCATGCCGGCTTGGGCGACTGCACTCATCGTCATGGTGGTCTTGCTCGTGATTGGCGTACTGGGGTATTTCGGCTACAATTACATGAAGAAGAACAACGCGAATGTTCGTCCGGCGATGAACAACACCATGCCCACTATGGCCAGCCCGACCATTAACGGAGCGGGTGCCGGTACAGGCAACAGCACGGGGGCCGGAAACGCCACCGTCTCCTCGAATGGCAGCGGCGTCCCACGGGCTCAGTGAGCGAGCCGCTCGCCAAAGTGAACCATGAGCACGGCCACAAGAGCGAGCACCAGGCCGACCCATTGGATCGGATGTTTGAACCGCTCACCCAAAATGAAAAAGGCGACACCCGCCCCCAGGATGGTAATCATCCCTTCCCAAAGTGCTGACACGTAGAGCATATTGGCATGGGAAAAGCTGCGAACCAGAAAAAACAGAACGACTGCATAGCCCATCATACCAAATGCGAGGTTGTGCTTGTTGGTGTTGCCCGATTCGGCGAAAAACTTGAGATGGCAATTGCCGAATATTTCGGCACATGACATGGCAAGGACGTTTACGAGCGCCATTTAGTACTACGCGACATTAGATTTTCCCTTTGACGTGTCGCATCTGATTGGATAGCTTCATGTGCCACCCGTGCAGGATGAAGATTTGAAACAGGAGCATGATCACGCTGAGCGTGATGCTCACGATCGGCAGCCACTTGAACCATGCTGGGGGATCTGGGATCCGGCGCTCCTCTTCCATTACTTGTTACAAGTAATTTTTTTAGAGAGCGCCGTAAACTCCTTGGACAGCTCGAGGTGCCACGGATAAAGCACGGTCAGTGCAAAGATGAATGAGCATATCGATACGATCAGGGCTGCGATGGGCATCCACTTGAGCCACTTGGGTGGCTCGCCCTCCTGCTGCGGTTTGTCGATGAGCTGCTGAGACTCGATGTCCATATGGTACTCTCCTCGAAAAAAGTCACCGCCGTTCCATGTCAACCGACTGACGACGGAGTGAATCACCCGATGGTGCGACGGAATGACCGTGGTCCATCGCACGCATATCCTCACGCACCTCCTCAGCGATGTTCCGTTCGTAGCTGAAACAACACAGATTCACCTTTGTACACTTGGACTTGTACGCATACCTGACCACCAGTCCGAGTGCCGAAAAAAACATGGCGGCCAGGGACACGATGAGCACCGGACTGTACTGTTCATCCATCTCTCTTACTGACGCGGAAAATCCTCGAGTTCGACGGTATCGCCGTGTGTCGGAAAGTTGACCAGGATGGCATCAGTGAGGCCAAGCAGACGGAGGTAGGCGCTCGTCTGCGTCCGGTGCTCATCCTTCAGAGAACGCACCGACTTGAGTTCGACGACGAGACTTCCCTGGACGATGAGATCGGCGCGCATGTTCCCCAGCGAATGGTCCATGAACATGATGGGCACGATCCGCTCAGTCTCGTACGGAATACACGCCCGGCGGAGACACACCTCCATGGCGTTGTGATACACGCGCTCGGAAAAACCGGGGCCGAGCGTCTGCCAAATTTGACGGGCCGAGGCGTGAACCAGAGCACGCGCCATAGCTTATTTTGTGTGCATTTCTTAAGCTATGTTGCGTCGAAACGCGCTCATGAAACAGGCGACCCGATCACGGGCGTCACTCCTCCTCTCGATGGCCGCGTCGAAGAAGCCTGTGTCAGTCCTCGTGAGCGTCACGCCGTACAAGAACAGCAAAGGTCGTGCGATCCTCCAGCTGACACGTACGACGTACGTCGTTCGGGACGGCGGCAAGTACCTGTACGGGATCAAGGCACGTTCACCGCTTCACCTTTTAGCGACTGCGCCGCGTGCTATTCGTCCGAGACGTCGTGCGTAGATTTGCGTCCGGGTCGATCGGGTTCCACGCCTTGGGTGACTTTTTCTTGGTCACGAGCACGTACTTGTACACGCGTGCGACGGCCCATTGAGGTGCAGTCGTACCTGGGCGGCTTCCACCCGTCTTCCACGCCTTGAGGCCACGGTCGTACACGGTGTTGAGCGTCGACCGGGAAATACCCGTCCTTTTGGCGATCGCATCCTTGTTAAACTTGAGTCCCGGGTACGTCGCGTGGAACAGCTGGGTCCACCTCGACTTTTTACGGGCACCGCCTGCATTTGAACGCCCGAGCTTCAGGGCGGCATAGGGTGTCCGACGGCGTTTCAGGAGTTCCTTTTCGCGCATGAGTCCCATCGATTTACTCAGACCCGAAAAGTACCGTTCTGGCCAACTCCGTGTGAGTGTCACGTGACGCGGTCTCCGCTGCATTACTTGAGGCGCATACTTTTTCCGGACACAATGATAGATGGAACAGGTGTCGTACATTCACGTCGACTCGCGTAACCGTGACACGACCCTGTTCCCGTTTTCAAACACGTACACCGTGTTTCTGAACAAGCCGATCACAAACGTGACACGGGTCGATCTGGTGTCGGCCATCGTCACGAATCCGTCCACTGCCAATGCCTACATCTGGCTGGACATTACTGAGCTGCGCACACCATCGACGTACGATGCACGTAAACTGACGTTGACCAATGTTGGCCCGCTCGCATCGCCCACTCTAACCATTCTGACAATCACTACGCCACTCGTTTCATCGACGACCCTCGTCGGACAGGCCAACCAGGTGTACAGAAACATCGCATCGACCGCCACGGGGATTGGGACGGGTGCACGGTTCACCGTGACGCGTAACGGGTCGGGTGTTCCGACAGTCGCACTCGCCGCAGCCGGAAGTGGATACTCTGTCGGTGTTACAATTACACTTGCAGGTGCGACTGTCGGTGGAACGACCCCGACCGATAACATCACATTCACGGTCGCGACCGTAGGGTCGAATCAAATTCAAAGTAACCAGACGTCGAGTCTGACGCCCGCCACGACATTCGCTGTCATTCCCATGGACGTTCCCGTGAACTTTCAACGGACGTTCAAAGAGACGACCGATTATGCATGGTCGGTGACGTACCCGTCACGGCTCGATTCGATCGAGCGCCTGACGGTTCGCTGGCTTGACTATACCGGTGCGACTGTGAATTTTGCCACGACACAAGCGACACCGTTAATCTACGATCCAAACATGTTTGTGCTCCGGGTCTATACACAGATCGCGCCGACGACCCCTGAACGCCCGCTCAGTCTTCCACCACCGGTACGTGAGGGACTTTTCGAAGACAAGTCGCAGGTCTATCTCGGTGCACTCGCTATTCTCGTCGTAGGCTTGATGATGATCATGCTGACGCGCAAGCGGCTCTAGAGCACACGGCTACGAAGCCAGAGACGATCGCCCCGGTACGTACCCGACGCCTTTTTCTGACTGCGCTTCGTCAAGAGCTCGACCAGTTGGAGGCGGCGAAGTACCGACGCAGGCCGTTGGTGACCCTTGTTGATAGCGCTCAGTAGCGCATGGTGACGCGTCTGAGGCGATGCCGCCGTCGAGTAACCCCACATCGCGAGCATCCCCGCCTTCGGTGTCGGGAGTACGCGGGGTCCATGACCCGGCCGACCCAGGTTCCGGATCGTGGTCGACGGAACACGGACGGTCGACGCCCGGCGACGGTAGCTGAACGCCTGACGCGTCGGTGTCGACGCCACACGGATCGTCTTGGGACTCAGACGTCGTGTGTATGCAACACGCCGGATCGTTCGCATTTACTTTACACAAGGATTTTTTCAGACACGTCACTCCGTTCATAAACATGCGGAGTTTCGTATCGCTCGAGAGACCAAAATCAAGCACGTCGTGTTCGGCCGCACAGAGACCGATCGTCGGAAACATAGGGTAGGCGTGACGCAGTTTCATGGCGGCGCCAATCATACACACGGCGTACGACTTGAAATCTTTCACGTTGGCCATTTTCCATTCGTCGCCGACGACCAATACGAGGACCGTCTTGGGATCTTTGCCGATGAGTGGACCACACGGCGCGGATTCGAGCGCACCACCATCGATGTAATGCCAGCCGCCGTGACGCACGCTCTGAATCAGAAACGGAATCGCAACCGTCATGCACAGCGCGTCGAGCACGGACATGGTCGGCGTCGTCTCGACCGAAAAGTAGTGCGTCGTGTGAAGATCGACGCAGCATGCCGCGACGTGAAACGTCACGGGAAAGTGCGCATACAACTCGGCAAACGTGACGTCATCTTTTCTGATGAATGTCCGTGTAATCTCTTCGAGGACCGATCGAATCTTTTTTGAGCTGACGAGTCCGTACGATTTGAGAAACGCCTTGATGTTGGGTTTCATGACTGATTTTATCGGAATGGACATGCTATAGTCGAGCATCCGCGTGACATTGCCTCGCGCCGCAAGGTATATAAAGCCGGCGAGACCGCCTGCAGACGACCCACAGATCGTCTCGAGTTCGTTGAGTGCACTGATGTTCGACAGTGCACTGAGCGCCCCCAAATACATGAAATACCCCATCGCACCTGGCCCGAGAACCAGGTGCTTCATACTAAACCTTTTTAATAGTAAGCCGGAAACTGGCCGCGCATGAAAGAAAAGACCAGCGCAAACACCACAGCGTGCACAGCGACAGCCGCCGGCGAGCTCTGGCCCGACATGAACACGCCACCGCTGCCCGGAGGCAGGGTCAGCAGCACACCTGGCGACAGCAGCACAAACAGCAGAGCCGGCACAATCAGGTCAGCCGTGCGCAGAGACACCTTCAGCACAAAGCGAGCCAGCAGGTAGTACACCAGCGACAGGACAATCGCGTGGATCAGCACCGTCTGCATGTTGGGCTTGCATCCCGGGAACAGCTGCAGCTTGGGCAGAGCCAGGATCAGACCCGGGCTGAGCAGCGCAAACAGAATGGCGGGCGTGAGCACCTTGGGACCGGTGATGTCAATAGGCATTTATAATAGGCGACAAAAAAAGTTAGCTCGAGTGCGTCCTGACATATTCGCAAAACGAGTGAAAGGTGGCGTGGTTCATCAGGGTGCTCGACATGTGATTGTCCTGCAGGTACTGACGCAGCGACATCCACATGTTCAGCATGTGCTCGCTGTGCCAGTCATGCCACGCCTGAGGATCGAGAATCAGCTCATCGTCATCCTGCTGATCGTCATCCAGGGCATCCTCATTCTGGAACGCATCATAACCATACTCGTTGTTGATACCCATGGCTGTGTTTGTACTTGGTATACTGACGCGCCAGATCCTTAGACCTTGCGAACCGTGAGCACGTCGCGCTCCTTGGTGGGAGCAGCGTCGAGAATCGCCTGGTACGCACCCTCGACCTGCGTGTCGTTCCCGCCGAAAAATGCAGACAGGCCCGCCTGAATGACATCCTTCGTGATACCGCCCCTGGACTCCTTCTTTTGGTATGACACCTTGTGATCGTTGACTTTAATATCAACGTCGGCCGCCTCCGTTTTCATATACGTCTGAACCTCGGATCGAAGCTCTTTCTCGCGCTTATTCAGCACACCGATATCGGCACGAGCAGCTTTGAGCTGAGTTTTGAGAGCGAGCCACTCAACCATGACATCCTTCATGGTTGCCATTTACATATCAAATCGTCTTTTTTTTATGTCATTTTACAGCGCCTTGTACTCGTTCTGGATCTCAAACTTGGGGCGCATCGTGTCGGGCGGGATCGTCGACAGGTTGAAGATGCTCACCGACTCGCGGGGGTTGGCCGGCTCGGAGCGCTCCTGGAGGTTGGCGTTGCGGAGAACACCGCCTGCCGTCTCGGGGAAGCCGATCTGGGCACGGGGGTCCAGGAAGTTCTGACCGGACAGAATGGCATCCGGGCTGAACTGACCGAAATCCTCCGTCGTCACCACCTCCTTGGGGATCAGACCCACGTTGGGGTCGGTCGGCGTCTGGCCAATCTTAAAGCCGACACCGCTGGCCATGGCTGCAAAGGGGGCAAACATGCCGCCGTCAGTCTCGCTGCCCTGGATATCACCCACCATGCCACCCGTAACACCCTTCGACTCTGCGGCGGGCGAGGCACCCTCGGGGGCGGCAACAAACCCGCTGCTCTGGGGCGCGAAGAGCATCATCGTAATCAGAAAGAGAAGCACCAAGATAGCCAGACCTTTGCCGTCCATTTATACTGTACGCCGACTTTTTTTACAGGTCAACGTCCGGCTCCTCCTCCTCGACTGGGTCATCGGTGAAAAGATATTCCCGGGGAAACTTGGGCTTCTGGGGCGCCTTGATCCGCCCCTGGACAACCTTCCACACCGGCTCAAACACACGCTTGGTAAACACGAGGCCTGACAGCTCGAGGAGAACATCGATCGAGTCGCACTGTGTCACGTCCACCTTGGTCTTCTGAGTGTCGTAGAAAGTGGTCACCACCTCGCCCCTGATCGTGACGAGCGAGGCTGACAGCTCGTGCTCTGGGTTGATGCTCTTCTGGTAGGCGGCCGTGACCGTCTCGTCGGCAATCTCCTTGCCGAACCACAGCACCTTGGACTCTTTGGCCTGAGTGATAATCTGCTCATCAATATCCGAGAAAAGAGTCAGGTCGCGGGGGACCGTGATGGTTACGTGGTTTCCCTCAGTCACCGCCAGACGGACGTTGTTCACCTGGTGGACGCAGCGTTCGCCGCTATCCTGGGTCACCTTGAGAAAGTATCGGCCGTCAGGGAGCTTCGTCGGGACTCCGTACAACATAGTGTCCATAAAACACTTCTTAGCTCTAAGTAATGAGCAGCGGTACCACGACGCCACCGACGATCTCGACGACTGCCAACTACTGCGGCGATCAGTACAACAACAAAGGCTGTGCATGCACGCCCCAGGTGACACCCGGCCTGACCCCGGCGACCGAGTCTGCTGCCAACACCACGCTCATTTGCGCTTACCAAGAGAACGGTATCCAGTACGGGTGTGATGCCGGATGCTGCCCTGGCGGGACGTGCGCTGGGTCACCTGGTGCGACGAGCAACGTCACGGCGACGACTTCCACGACGACGACGACCTCTGCCGACTCCACGACTGGTGGCAGTCCTCGCACCACCATCTACTGGGCGATGCTCGCGTTGATCATCGTGTTTGCCGTTTTCCTAGCCTTTGGAATTGCGTATGCGACGTCGCGAAAGCGATAGAAAAACCTTGCCAGGAAGTAGATGGAACCCTTCCCGACCCCGAAGGAGACGTACGAATACGTCAGGGACACGACGGTCTACGGGAGTGTAAAGTTGTGGCACATCGTCATTTTCATGGTGTTTGGTCCGATGCTGACATGGCCGATGCTCATCATGCTCATGGTTGTTTTTGGTAACGAAACACGAAAAGTACTTAAAGATGCGAGGTCTATGATAGGTATAAATGGAGACCTCGACCAACGACCTTCTGACGGCCCTGCAGTCCGAGATCAAGGCGCTGCGCAAGGATCTGCGCAAGGTCAAGCAGCTGCTGGAGGACCCTTCCGGTGAGAAGTCCAAGGCGCGTGCGTCCAACAACGGCTTCAACAAGCCGCTGGATGTGTCTGACAAGCTGCGTGCTTTCCTGAAGCTGGCGGCTGACGAGAAGGTGTCTCGCAGCCAGGTGACGAAGCTGATTAACCAGTACGTGACTGAGAAGGGTCTGAAGGCGGGTCAGCAGATTACGCTGGATGCCACCCTGCAGGATCTGCTGGCCCCGCCCGAGGGTACCCAGATCACCTTTCTGAACATCCAGAAGTATATCAACCCGCACTACATCAAGGCGCCGGTTGAGCCCAAGCCGGCCAAGGTCCCAAAGGAGAAGAAGGCGGCGGCCGTCATTCCCGAGACGCCTTTGGCTGCTACGCCCTCGTCGGCACCTGCACCTGCAGTTGAGAAGCCCAAGGTGGCTCGCCCGATGCTGAAGAAGCCCGCCGCTCCCGCTGCCGCCAAGTAAGGACTTAAACATTTTGACTGCGTGTAATAACAAATGGAAACTGTCACTGAGTTGGTAGATCCGCCGGCGCTTGTCCATGGCGATATCGAACAGCTCGTTGGTACAAAGATTCGTGACGTGTCTTTGTATCAGCGTGCCTTTACGCATAAATCTGCACTAAAAAAGTACCGTGGACTCGCATCGTCGTACGAGACGCTCGAGTTTATGGGTGATTCCGTCCTCGGCTTCATCATCACGCGTCATCTGTTTGACAAGTACCAGGATGAACAAGAGGGGTTTCTGACCAAGGCGCGTACGAAGATGGTGCGCGGCAAGACGCTCTGTGAGATTTCACTGGCGCTCGGTCTCCAAAAGTGGATTCTCATGGATGACAAGGGGATCAGGAACAATTGGCACATGAACCCGAACATCCTCGAGGATGTTTTCGAGGCGTTTGTCGGTGCCGTCTACCTCGATCTCGGCATGGTGCACGCCAAAAAGTTTGTCTTTGCGTCCTTCGAGCGCGTCGAGGTGACGCTCCACGACGACAACTACAAAGACCAACTCATGCGCAAGTGTCAAGCGACGAAGCTCCCTTTGCCGGATTACCAGGTGCGTCACCAGTACCCGAACGGCACGTTTCACATCGAGGTGATTGTCGACGGCACGCCGCGCGGATCGGGCTTTGCTTCGACGAAGAAACAGGCGGAACAGAATGCGGCTGAAATTGCGCTTAAACACAGTTAGCGCATGTGTATGAGATATGAATGAGGTCCACCCACGGGTCAAGCAACTTCTTCAACAATCATATGACGATCAGCGAACGCCCGAGTGGCATGCCCTCCGTGGAACGATGCTCACAGCGAGCGATCTTGCAACCGCCATCGGTGATAATCCCTACGAGAAACCGAGCGACCTCGTCGTCAAAAAGTGCGGACACAACAACGGCTGGAAGGGGAATGCCGCCACCGAGCATGGTACGTTGCTCGAGCCCGTTGCAAGAGACTTGTATGACGCTGCGTACAATCAAAAATCTCACGAAATTGGTCTGGTTCAGCACCCCGTGCATAAGTGGCTCGGCGGATCTCCCGACGGTGTTACAGAATCTGGGCGTCTTATCGAAATCAAGTGTCCACTGACGCGCAAGATTGAGCACAAGTGTCCCAAGTACTATTTCCCGCAGATTCAGCTCTTGCTCGAGGTGCTCGATCTCGAGGCGTGTGATTTCATCCAGTACCGTCCGGCGGGATTTCTACGTCCGGATGCGCCACAGGAGTTTGACGTCATCGAGGTGCCGCGCGATCGCGAATGGTTTGCGCGCATCCTCCCGCGCGCCAAGGCGTTCTGGGACGAGGTGCTCGAGCGCCGCAAGACGGGACTCTGTCAGGTGGTTGACGAGGACGATGAGACGAACATCAGCGTTCTCGCAGCCGCATTGATTAAGGAAATACCGTGCGAAGTAGTAGAAGACGATGGCCCCGTGTCAGAAGTGCCACAAGAAGGTCGGCCTTCTGGTACTTACGTGTCGCGAATGTTCCGATCGATTCTGCACAAGGTGTATCCAGCTGGAGATGCACCAGTGCCCGAAGTTAGACGGTCGGGGCGTACTCGAACGCGCGTTGCTTGAAAAGAAACTGATCAAGGTTGAGGCGGCGAAAGTCCAAAAGATCTAGAGCCGAAATCTTCTCGCCGCGACGAGGATGCCGATGAGCACAAACAGTGCAAAGATGAGAGGCCACATGTTCTTCGTCACGTCAAAACCGGTGGGCAGACCGCTCACGTAGTTGGACCCGTCGCGCCACACCGTCTCGCGTGAAAAGGTGGCGTGACCATCGTCGTGCTGGATCTTACGGGCCGGGAACATGAAGCTCGTCGCGGGGTGGATCCCACCCGTCTTTAAGTACATCGAGCCCGACTTGTTGAGTTGGTTCGGGCCAAAGTGATCGAGATACTCGGGTTGCTCAACAGGAGTCTCCCAAGACGCAGACGTTTCTTCTGGGGCGTACCATGTCTGCGTGTTGGGTCCTTTATAGCCGCCGTTGTACGAAATACCGAATGTCGCCGTCGCAGTATAAGGGTTGATGCGGTTCATAGCCGTGTCATCGTCGGCCAGAAATTCAGTCATCTAACTTTAGTCAACATATTTTCTGGTCTGAACCTTTTCCCTGTGCTTCAACCACATCTCGTCGAGGTCGACGTTGAGCATGTAGGCGAGCTGGAACAGGTAGGAAAACACGTCACCCATCTCGGTCGTAATGTCCGTGCCTCGATCCTTCTTGAGGCCCGTCTTGCGGAAATTACGCTGGTATTGTCGGATCGCCGACGCGAGTTCACCAATCTCTTCGGTGAAGAGAAGCCATACTGTGCTCACGGGAGCCTTGTCCCACCCCTTTGTTCGGCAAAGCACGAACGTCTCATCACGGTAACAATTCATCATACATACTCATCGCCTCACGCTTTTAACACCTTCAGCGTCACTAGGAGAGCCGCGACGAGAACCACGAGCTCAATCAACGCGCGCTTACGAGCAACCAGGATATCCTGGGTAGACTCGACGGCGTGCGAGCTGATCAGAATTGCGATTCGCTCAACCGTGAAGAAAATGACCACGCCGAGAAAAAGCTCCTTCGTCTTGCCGCCCATGCAGTGACATGTGCACACAAAAAATATCCGAGAAGGATAAGATGTGCGACACCGAAGTGTACACCGTCCGGGTCGATACAGTGTACGCCTCGTCGAACGTCGACTTTGTCGTCTATCTGAACAACACCCTGAAGAACGTCGTCAAGGCGGAGCTGATCTATGCCAGCGTCCACGCCAACACGGCGACGAGCAACATCATGTATGTCTACGTCACCGAACTCATGTCCAAGTTTAACGATCGGGCGAGCAGCCAGTACAAGTTTCAGGCGAGCGGCACGACGTCAACCGGAGGGTCCGCGTCAGCCGCACTTTCAAACGTGACGCAGCTCACCTCGGCATTCGCCACCATCCCGACCGATCAGCAGTACACGCGCACAATCTTCAAGTCCGGCAGCGATTTCCCGA